AAACCTTCTACACTAAGAACATTCTTCTTAATGAAGGTATGAGAGCATGGATGTCATCTGTCGATCAACCCCATGAGAACTTTGTGTTCCCAGAAGAAGTCTTGCCACGAGGCAACGCACTATAAATACGAAGGAGTCTACGGACTCCTTTTTTATTAGGTATAAATACTATTATGAAAATCAAAAAAGATCAACTCACTCAAGAGTTAAGAGAAGTTGTTGGAGATAAGGATATAACTTTTGAATCAATAACTGACCCTAGAGATCTCGTTGATATAGAGATAGACCCAGAAGGTTTCTATCAAGGTAGAAAGTCAGTTGCAGATATGTTGATCGAATCCAGACAAAAACTAGAAGAATATGGTAGACAACTCAAGAAAATCCAGTCGCAGGGCAGCGAAGAAATTAATTAGATTAGCAAAGGAAAATCCTGGTATGTACTCACGTTCTGATGTGATGTATGCTAAATTAATCAAGCGTGTGACAAAAAAGGACAGTTCGGAAACTGGCACAGTTGACAAATAATTAAGGAAATGTTATACTAAATACCATTACAAAGGACTCGAAAGATCGTAACCCTGCGTAGATTAAAAAGACTTCCATGTCGGGAGGTCTATCATCCGCAGGATTTTTTTCTGCGAGAAACTAAAAACAAAAATGTCTATTAAATCAACAATCGCTGCAGTAGCAGCAACTCCTCTTCTAGTATCTGGTGCAGCCTTTGCTGGTCCATACGTCAATTTGGAAGCAACAGGTTCATATCCAGACGGAGCATACACATCTGGTGGACTAGAAGCAGTAGTTGGATACGAAGGAGAAACACCTGGTGGAATCGGTTGGTATGTATCTGGTGGTCCTACAGTGACTCACACAGAATCTACTGACGAGTTCGGTGATGTTGAACTAATCGGATACCTTGGTGGTTCATACGATAAGTTCTACGGAGAAATCTCTGGTGTAACTGCAGAAGATGACATTGACTGGTCTGCTAAAGCAGGAGTTAAGTTCACTTTCTAAATAGTGTTGACACCTTTCGTGTCACTCTACAACGGAACAAAATTGAGACCTGCTTGACAGGTCTCTTTTTTTATGGTATGTTAGTCTCATACATAAATTAAAACTTATCGTATAGACATGGGACACCATAAATATGAAACTGTTCTTTACTCCAGAGATAATTGTCAATGGTGTGAGAGAGTTAAACAATTAATGGATAGTGTAAAGTTTCCATACATTGAATACAAGTATGGTGTTGACTTTACACGCAAAGAGTTCTATGCTGAGTTCGGAGAGGGTGCAACCTTTCCTCAGGTGCAAATAGATCACAAACACATAGGTGGTTGTAAAGATACATTGCACTTTTTACAGGAACAAGGAATTATTTAATGGATGACATTGAAGAAATGGTCGAGAGAGCAGTTGATCTTGCTTTCAATGATGACAAATTTTACTTTAAGTGTTATAATTACTTGAAGGACTCAAAAGCAACACGTGCATACACTAGGAAGTTTATCGACTCTCCTACTGCAGGTGGTCTTGCTTTAACTATTTCCGATCTTGATGCATACATCAAAGGTGGTTCTGATTCTGAACACCAATTGCTTCGTGAAGCATATGGTTTTCTTGGTAAACCAAGAGCAAGAAAAATCAGAAAGTATCTCTACTCTATTTTAGAGGGTGCTTGGTTGTATGAAAAAGAAAGGAAACCTGGTCGTAAGAAACGGTCTAAATAAAACCAGATACTCAAGGAGGAACTAATGGAAGCTTTTGTTTTAGAAATCACATTAGTTGTTCTGGTCACGATCGGAGCATTCCTATTAGGTATTACGATTTCATGGTTAGCAAAAGGATATGTAGAAGACTACATTGAAAATGCTGCCTACGCTAAGTCTGTCACTCACCCAGAAATGCTTGATGAAGATGGACAAATAGTACATGATGATCTAATTTACCTTCGTGACATGATCGTTGAAGACGACGATGAAGATGATGATTAATTAATTATGCCCAAAACACTTGAAAATAGTAACACCCGATTACTAATTAGCGAGGTCTTACGTAAGGTCTCAAATGCAAAAACTAAAAAGGAGAAAGTTGCACTCCTTACTAAGCACAATAGTGTTGCTCTTAGGCAACTGATGATCATTAATTTTGATGAATCTATTGTGTCTCTAATGCCAGAAGGCGAAGTGCCATACAATCCCAATGATGCACCTGTAGGAACTGATCATACTCGCTTAGAGTCTGAGTACAGAGGTCTTTACAGATTCTTTAGGGGTGGTGAACCTAGACTCCCTCGTGCTAAGAGAGAGCAAATGTTTATTCAATTACTAGAAGGACTTGCTGCTGAGGAAGCAGAACTTCTTTGTCTTGTAAAAGATGGTAAGTTGAATGACAAGTATAAAAGGATTACCAAAGCAGTTGTATCTGAAGCATTTCCATCTATAGTATGGGGAGGTCGTTCGTGAAGATCTTAAAACAAGATTGTAAAAAGGACGAAGCACAAGACAAAACATTACCATATACATGCTACTTGATCATCTACAAGGTAGATGGTGTAGAGAAGTATGACTTGGCAATGGCATCTAAACAGGTAGATCTTTTTGATTATTACTACGATCTATACAAAGAAAACTTTATTAGTATGATGCAATCAGAAGGTAGAGTTGCACCTGGTATGTGGACAGATCCTGCAGAGGCAAAGAAAGCAAAGAAACCTAGTAAGAAAAGATGACAATATATAAAAAATTTAAAAACCCTTCTCAAATGACAGAGGAGGAACAACAAAAGGCAGGTGCTGCAGCAATAGGTACTGTTGTAACCTTCTTTATTAAACCTATCATTGTTAAATCATTATGGAATTGGTTGATGCCTACTCTATTTGGTATAGCAGCAATCACTTACTGGCAAGCAATGGGATTAGGTTTACTTATATCACTTCTATTTAAAAATCATAATGAAAGTAACTAAGGTATCTGTTACACCAGACGCTGAAAAGTTGATTGGATACATTGCTCGTGTGAGCAATCCTAAGAATCAGGAGAACCCTGAGGTGGCAGGACTACTAAGGTATTGTATCAAACATGGTCATTGGTCTATCTTTGAGCAAGCAAGTATGACAGTAGAGATTGAAACTACTCGTGGTATTGCAGCACAGATACTTAGACATAGATCATTTACATTCCAAGAGTTCTCTCAGAGATATGCTGATACCAATCTACTAGCGGATGAGATACCTATGTTTGATCTCCGACATCAAGATACAAAGAATAGACAGAACAGCACAGATGACGTACCCTACAACAAGAAGAAAGACCTTGAGTACAAGATTGCAGAACACTTCGTTGAAGCGATGGATCTCTACAATGAACTCCTCGCTTCGGGTATTGCGAAGGAGTGTGCGAGATTTGTTCTCCCTCTAGCAACACCTACAAGATTGTATATGACAGGAACAGTTCGTTCTTGGATACATTACATACAACTAAGAGGTGGACATGGCACACAGAAAGAGCATATGGATATTGCTCATGCCATTGAAGACATCTTCATCAAAGAATTTCCTATCACATCTGAAGCATTGGAGTTTTAACATGCCTATCTACCCAGTAATAAATAAAAATACTCAAGAGAAAAAAGAACTTACTATGAGTCTTAAAGCTTACGAAGAGTGGCGAAAGGACAACCCAGATTGGGATAAAGATTGGTCTGCAGGAACTGGTGGTGTCACTTATGGCACTCCTAAAATGGAGGATGGATTCAAAGAAGTGATGTCTAAGGTTCAAGAGAATCATCCTACTGCTAATCTTTCGAGGTTTACATAATGCCAAGAGCAAGAAAGAAAATGAATGGAAATGGTCAGAACGGAGGACCTATCCAACCTATGTCTAAGAAGATGATGAAACGTAAGAAACCCATCGACAAATCTTACATGACACCCATCGAACCTATCACTGAGAATCAGAAGACAGCGTTCGCAGAGTATCAACGTGGGCAAAATTTATTATTACATGGAGCAGCAGGAACAGGTAAGACATTTATTTCATTGTATCTCGCACTCCAAGAGGTACTTGACGAATCCACACAATATGATAAAATAGTAATCGTAAGGTCATTAGTTCCTACTAGAGAGATTGGTTTCCTACCTGGTGACCATGAGGATAAATCCTATCTCTATCAAATACCATATAAAAATATGGTAAGGTATATGTTCAGTATGCCTGATGACAATTCATTTGAGATGTTATATGACAATCTCAGATCTCAAGACACTATAGATTTCTGGTCTACCAGTTTCATTCGTGGTGTCACTCTTGATAATACTATCGTTATTGTAGATGAGTTCAGTAATCTAAACTTTCATGAACTAGACTCTATGATTACAAGGATAGGTGAAGATTCTAAGATTGTTTTCTGTGGAGACATAGCACAATCTGATCTAACTAAGGAGTATGAGAAGTCTGGTATCTCAGATTTTATTAGAATAATTAACGAGATGAAAGAGTTTACTGCCATTGAATTTGATATCGGTGACATTGTTCGCTCTGGATTAGTTAAGTCTTATCTAATTGCAAAGTATAATCTCGGTTTTAATTAATGACTTTTAAATTTGTTGATGTAGAACTCGAACCTCTAGAGGTCGAACCTGTGAACAAAGATGGTGTTAGGTTTTATAAACTACCTAAAACTGATAAATATTACCCAAGCGTAACCTCAATCACATCGTTTAAGAACGCTAAGTTCTTCAAAGATTGGAGAACCAAAATTGGTGAAGACGAGGCGAATCGTATTACTGCAAGGGCAACACAGAGAGGAACTGCGTTTCATAGTATCGCAGAAGATTACATCAATGGTGAACTGAATCTTGACAAGTACTTGGATAATAATCCATTATCTGTTAGAATGTTTCAGTCCGCAAAAGATACTCTCAATCGAATAGACAATATACATTGTTTAGAATCATTTCTTTACTCACACTACCTTGGTTTAGCAGGTCGTGTTGATTGTATAGCAGAGTTCGATGGTGAGTTGGCAGTAATTGATTTTAAAACGTCCACTAAAGAAAAGAAAGAGGAACACATCGAAAACTATTTTGTCCAAGAAACTGCATACGCAGCAATGTTCCTTGAAAGAACTGGAATTGAGGTCAAGAAAATTGTCACACTTATCGCAACAGAAGAGGGATCTATACAAATCTTTCAGAAGCACAATCTTGATGACTATTTACAACTACTTAAATCCTACATTGAGGAATTTGTTAGGGGAAAAGTTAAT